CCAGCCTGTTTGCGCGTCCTTGCGACGAGCCCGTGAAGGACAAGGCGGCATGGCCCGACAAGGAGACCTGTCGGAAAATCGTCGCCGCGATCGGCAGCGCGTGGAACTCCGGCAAACCATGGTCGTCTATGCCGCAGTCGCGCAAGCAGGGCCGGTACGCCGCCGCCATCATCAAGCAGCAGTTCGACATCGTCGAGGCGACGGCAGAGCTGATGATCCAGACGTGGCTCCAGAACGACATCCTGAGCTACGAAATGCGCGACAAGAACACCAAGCTTCAAGGACTGAAGGTTATAGGAAGCTTAGACTAAGCATCAACAAAAGGAGCCCAACATGAAAGAGTTTAGCCTCGAGACGAAGATCGCCGACCTTTACAAAGACCTGAGCTACCGGGTCGTGTCTTGCCTCATCAATGAGAATATCACCGACGTTCGGAAACTGCTTTCGTACACGTCGCAAGAGCTTTTACGGATCCCCAACTTCGGCAGGGTCAGCCTGAAGGAGTTGGAGGATTATCTCGCCAAGCGGGATATGAAGCTCGGGTCCATCCCGAAGCCTAAGCCTAAAAAAGAGCCGAAGCCCAAGGGCCCGCAATGGTTCTGGGCATCCATAAACAAGCCCAGCATCGGCGAGAAGGTGGTCTTCTGGACGGCCCATGGAGAGTGCTTCATCGGCATCTTTTCGCCTGAAATGGGTTGGCTGACGCCCCTGCCGCAGAACACTCGGCAGAACTGGGACACCTTCATCAAGGTCACGGCGAACGTCTCTCGCTGGACCCCTGTTCCAGTCCCGCCCCATACCCCCTAGACGGGGTATGGCCCCAGAACAGACCCAGAAAGGAGGGGAATTACCCCCCTCCAATCTCCCCTTCAGGGGCAGTAAAAGGAGAAAAAAATGGAAACGAATAGCCAAGACTTTGACCCGCAACTGATGCAAAATCTCATCATAAAGATGATGAAAACGGTCAACGGCAAGCCGCCAATGGAGATCTATCTTGCGATGACATACGTCCTGACGGTCGTGATTTATTCGTGTAACGACGAAAGCTATCTTGAGGAAAGGGCCAATGTTTTTCACCAAGGCCTGCTGCATTCGATCCGCGAATATAAACAGCGCCCAGATAATATCATCTCCAATTAAGCCTTGCGGAGGTCTCTACGGAGGTCACGGAGGTCATAGTGTAAGTCATTGAAATCATTATGCGGAGGTTCCGGAGGTTATTACGGAGATCAAAGGGAAGTACCCCCTTTCGGGGGGTACTACTTCCGTACCCGGCGGTCGCGCTCCGCTGGGGCTCCGCGCTCCCGCCGCGCAGACGGGCGGAAAGCAGACGGGTCGAAGCAGACGGTGCGGGTTTACGGATGTTTGAGCCGTGACTAGTATAACAGCAGTTTCAAGTTCCGTATGGGGTTTGAGAATGAGCGTCATCACGATCGGCGGGAGAGCCATGAAGGTCTCGCCTGGGCAGGAAGAGATTTACTCAAGCGAACAGTGGAGCTTCCACTCGACGCCTGTGTCGCCATGCGGGAAGTATCAAAACTACAAACTTTATCTCGACAATAGGAAGGCGCCAAAGCGCGTTTGGTACTTGCCGGTCAAGGTTGAGAAGCGTGTTTTGTGCAAGTCGTCAGAATTGGACAAGCTTGAGAAGTATTATCCTCAAATGGCGAAGTGGGTGGAGAAGGCCGTCGCTGGGGACATTGGACCCATGCCGCAGATCGCTCACAGGGTTGAGAAGGTTCGGGCGAAGAAGATCGAGCCTTCTGACATCGTGCTGCGCTATGGGGAGCAGATCATCCATATCCTCAAAGGCGCGTGGGACGATGGCTCGCCATTGTCGATCTATGGACAAACGAAGAAGGCCGGACGCTATGCTCCCAAGATCGTCGGGGCGCAGTTGAGCGTCAGCCAGAAGCACGTTGAAGAGGCGATCGTATGCCTGATCGAGCAGGGACGGATTGAGACGGCGGTCTTCAGCAAGGTGACGAAGCTCAAAGGCCTCAGACCAACAAACAGGAACCAAGGAGCCCAACATGGCGAAGGCTAAGACAGGCGCAGATGCGGACGGCGGGATGGTTTATCCGGCTGTCCCCGGATGGCAGACGAGCGTCGGGACGTTCATCGCAGGCCAGGCGGAGATCGACGAGGTCGACGCATTGGCGATCGAGATGGAGGACAGGTGGGGGGTCGACCGTCTGCGGATGCTCGTCAGCGTCGAGCTGCGGGTGAAGTTCGACCGGCAGCGATACTTGCTCAATCAGGCGATCTGGCACGGGGAGCTGGCTGACGTGACGCGGGAGGCTCGGCGCATGGCTGCTGCATGGCGCGCTCTCGACAAGGCGGCTGCCGCCTCACAGGCGCCCCAGCGGCCCGCAGACGTGTGGGAGGCCGCCCTGCCTGACAATCGGGTCGTGGCGATCGTCAGGACGGCGCAGGACGCCAAGAAGGTTCTCGCTGATGGTCGGCACGTCGACGTCTACACGCTCGAGGAGATCGCCCAGCTCATCCATGGGTTCCCGCAGATCGCCAAGATCAAGATGACCTTTCCGGGCGCTACGGTCGAGCGTGTGCGGACGAGGATTGAAGATCCGCTCAACGCGGTGAAGGACAGCAAGGCGCCGATTGATGATCCCGTGCCCTTCTGAGGCCATTAGGAGGCTGCTGGAGGCCCGACAGCAAGAGGCCCGCTGGTATGGTGGCCAGCGGGCCTTAAATCCTGTCAGTAAGCTTCCTAGAGGCTTTAGAAGGGAAATTCCTCCGTCAGTTGGCGCAGACGATCGGCGAGCCAATTCTCGCCCACGAGGCCGTCGTCAATGGCGAACAGTATGAGGGCGACGGGCCTTGGCACGGGCAGGTGGCCATTGGCCCACATGCTGACGGCGCGCGTCGTCACGTTGGCGATGAGGGCGAGATCGCGGTGGCGGATGTCGTGTTCCGACAGGATGCGGGAGAAGGTGTCGGTGTCCATCACGGCAGCCTTTCTTGAATTTTGCGGATCAGCCATTCCTCAGTGATCAGCCCGTCGTCCATGGCGAGCAAAACGATAGACAGCATTCGCGGGACAGGCGCGCGGTCATTTTTCCAGACGGACGTCGTGGTCGATTGCACGCCCGCGATGATCTGTATGTGTTTGTTCTTCCATCCGTTTTTTTCGCAAATAGCTTTTAGGTCTTTTCCCGTCATGAGTGAAAGTTTACGTTGGTGAAGATCGAGTTCTTTTAAGTTGTCCATCAGTGATACGCCTCCAGCAAAGCCTTGCGGGCGCCGTCAAGGCTGGCGCGGTGGATGATGGAGCCGTGAACGCTCATGGCGCGCCAAAGCTTCACGCGCGGCTGCTTGCGTATCCAACCGACCGTCTTGCCGAAATAGGTCAAGGTGAAGGTTCCGTCGTCTTCTTTCGTGAGGACGATCGGGTTGTCGCGCTGCGGCGCCTCAGTATGCGTCCGCTTGGGGGCTGAGGCCTCAAGCATGACGCCGCACAGATCGGCGAGCGATTTCGGGAAGGTGTTCATGTTGGTCTCCTTCACTTGATGATTTCTTCGGCACGGTTGCCCATGAAATGGCTGACGTCGTCGAGGGCGCGCTGGGCGGTGTAGACGTCGCCGGACGACCAGCCGACGATCTCCAAGCCGCGACGGCGGGCCTCACGCAGGAACAGCATCGCCTCGTCGTGCGAGCCGAAGACGAAGGTTTCCTGTCCATAGGTGAGGTTGGGGCGGGGGAACTTCACGGTGTAGCTGTAGAAGCTCTGAACGATGGGGCGGAACGAAGCGATGGTCATGTTGGGCTCCTTTAGGCGTTAACGTCGGAGATGATGCGGACGACTTTGGCCTTCGGCGTCACGACGTAGGCGCCTTCGCGGGTCGACGTGAACTTGCGACGGACAGCCGCGAGCAGTTGGGGCGAGAGGTGTTCGGACACGTATTCGAACGCAGCGGCGGCGTCGAAGGTCTCGCTGTCCTTGTTCTTGCGGACGGTGACGTCGCCAAGGACGCCGTCGTGCTTGCCAAGGCCGAGAGAGATCAGCTCTTCCTTCACGCCCTTGTACTCTTCGGTCAAGGTCTTGATGTCCTGAGAGAGAACGACGGCGCGGTCGACGAGGTTGCTGTTGGTCATGTTGGGCTCCGTTGGGTTGGTCTGCGTTGGTGAAATTAGTTCTAGCGGAAATTAGTTCTCCCTGCAAGCAAAAATTTGCAGGGAGATGATTTTTTTTACGCCGCTTCGCGCACGCCAAGGATAAGCTTGCGGACGTCTTCGACGTCGGTGAAGAAGTTCTCTTCGACCGCCTCAAACGCAATGCGGGCCTCAGCCTGCCGATCGGCGTCGAGGATCGTCCTCACGCGCTGGTTGTAGTCAAGCATGACAGGGTAGGCGCCGTTCTGCTTGCGATATTCCGTCACGATCCCCTTGCGGTCGACCTTCGCCACATAGGCGAAGAAGAAGCTGGAGTAATGCGTCGTCTTCATCTTGGCGTCCGTCGAGGACGAGCGGGTCTCAATGACGATCACGTCGTTGATGCGGGGCTTCATGGTCTTGGTCATGTTGGTCTCCTTACGGGCGATAGAGGATGAAATCTTTGCGGTAGATGAAGAAATGGTCGAGCGCGTAGTCGACGGCATCTGCGAGGTCGAGCATGTTCTCCTCGTCGAGCGACGGCTCCTCGCCAAACAGCTCTTCGTAGGCCGCGCAGATGTAGTGGTTGCCGTCGACGACGTCGTGCGTGGCGTCGTAGGCGCTGTCAGGGTTCTCCTTGTTGAGGCGAACGATTTCGTTCCATTCCTCAGTCGTGACAGCGTCGCTGATCGCCCAAGCATAGGCTGCGGCAAGGGCTTGGATTTGTTCGGTGGTCAGTTTCTTGCTCATGTTGGGCTCCTCAATGAAATTAGTTCTACAGGAAATGATTTCCACTTGCAAGCGGAAAAAGCATCTTTTTGAAATTTTTTTTTAGGCTGCTATTGTGCCCTAGAGGATGGGGACATGATTGAGATCATCGCCAGCGCGCTTTGCACCTTTCCGGGCTCGCCCCGGTGCGAAACCTTGTGCGAATTCTGCCTCGACCAGGCCTCCTACATCCTCGACGCAATCGAAAAAGGAGACCAAAATGACCAGCACAAACAACCAGCTACAGTCGATCGTCGACCGGATTGAGAAGCTTGAGGCCGAAAAGGCCGACGTCGCCGACCTGATCAAGGACGTCTACGTCGAGGCCAAGGCGAACGGGTTCGACGTCAAGATCCTCCGCAAGGTCGTCGCCCTCCGCAAGAAAGACGCCTCCGAGCGTCAGACCGAGGAAGCCCTGCTCGCCACCTACATGAGCGCGCTCGGGATGCTCGCCGACACGCCCCTCGGCAAGGCTGCGATCGCACGGGAGTTCGAATGATGCTCGAGGCCTCCGTCATGGCCATCAATCTCGCCGTGTTCGGGCTCCTGATCCTCGGGTTCGCCCTCACGCTCGACGTGTGATAATTTACGCCATGGTCTCGGTTCGCACCCCGAGACCCGCTCCCAGCCGTTGCCACGTCCCCATCCTGCCGGCGGCTGGGAGCATCCCATAAACCTGTTGGAGGCTGCATGACTAAGAAGAAGCCGCCAGAAGAGCATAAGAAGCCCGGCAAGGCCTCAAGCTACTCGACCGAGATCGCCGACAAGATCTGCACGCTCATGGTCGAGGAAGGCATGGACCTCGTCGCCATCTGCAAAAGAGACGACATGCCGTCGAGGATGACGGTTTATAGGTGGATGGACGAACACCGCGAATTCGATGCTCGTATCGCGCGCGCACGCGAAGGTCTTGCAGACTGGAGCGCAGCCCGCATCGCTGAGATCGCCGAGAACACGACGAAGGAGACGGCTGAGGCCGATCGCCTGCGCGTCCACGCTCACCAATGGCGGGCAGCCCGTTTGGCGCCGCGCCGTTGGGGCGACAAGGTGGAGGTAAAGGCCGACGTCGAGGTCACGAGCGCGCCGTCCGAACACCTGGCGACGTTCCTGGCGATGGCGATGGCGCCGAAGGGCCAAAGCAACTGATGACGGTCGACGCCGACAAGATACGCGCCCTGTGGGAGAAACTGTCCCCCAGCGAGCGCGCCATCGCAGACTGGCAGCTCGGCTGGTACATGAAGCGCCTGCCGCACCAGATCCCGCCTGACGGCGACTGGACGATCTGGCTGCTGCTCGCAGGCCGCGGCGCCGGCAAGACCCGCACGGCTGCCGAGGTGCTGGGGAGCTGGGCGGTTCTGCAACCGGGCACCCGGTGGCTGGTCTCGGCGCCGACTTACGGCGACCTGCTCGGCGTCTGTTTTGAGGGCGAGAGCGGCCTGCTCAACTCCATCCCTCGAGAGCTGATCGACACGTTCAACAAGTCGGACGTCGAGATCAAGCTCAAGAACGGCTCCCTGATCAAGGGCATCACGGCGGAGAAGCCCGAGCGGTTCCGCGGTCCCCAGTTCCACGGCGGGTGGCTCGACGAGCTGGCTGCGTGGCAATACGCCGACGAAGCATTCGACCTGCTGATGTTCGGTATGCGTCTCGGCGCCCAGCCGCGCCTGATCTGCACGACGACGCCGAAGCCCAATCAGATCATTCGCAAGCTCCTCACCCGTGAGGGCAAGGACGTGAAGGTCACGCGCGCCACGACCTACGACAACCTGGCGAACCTGGCCCCGACGTTCCGCGACCAGATACTGCGCTACGAGGGCACGACGATCGGGCGCCAAGAGATCCACGCCGAGGTGATCAACCCCGAAGAGATGGGCATCATCCGCCGGTCTTGGTTCAAGCTCTGGCCGCACGATCGGCCCCTGCCGGAACTCGAGTTCATCGTCATGTCGCTCGACACCGCCTTCACCGAAGAGACGGGCGCCACGACGCGCGGAGACCCGGACTATTCGGCCTGCGCCGTTTGGGGCCTGTTCGAGGGCCCGAAGGGCAAGCGGTCGATCATCCTGCTCGACTGCTGGCAAGATCGGCTCGGGTTTCCCGACCTGATCAAGCGGACCAAGACCGAGCTGAAGGCGGTCTACGCCCCGCGGGAGCGGGCCATCATGAAGCCCCTCTATGGGCCGTCCTACATGGAGGAGAGCGGGCGCAAGCCAGACGTCCTGCTGATCGAGGACAAGGGCTCCGGCATCAGCCTGCGCCAGGCTCTCGCCAGGGAGGGCATCATCTCGGCGGTCTACAATCCCGGACGCGCCCGCAAGCTCGATCGCCTGCACGCCATCTCGCCCGTCGTCGCCAATGGGCACGTCTGGGTCGTCGAGAGCGACAAGCTCCCCGGCCAGCCCCGATCGTGGGCCCAGCCCCTGATCGAGCAGATGTGTACGTTCTCCGGCGAGGGCTCGATCGACCACGACGACCTGATGGACGCCGCCGTGCAGGGACTGCGCTACATCGTCGACCGTGATATGATCAACACGACGAAGATCGACCCGCGCGACCCGATGCCGCGCGACGACCGACCGAAGGTGAACCCCTATGCAGCCTGACTACGACCTGCCGCTCGAGGCCCAAGCAGAAAGCGCCGCCGAAACCATGAAGCGGATCGAGCGCACGATGCGCGCCCCGGCGGCAGCCGTAGCGCCGCTCGCTGGCGTGAAGAGCCTGCCGGGCGTGGGCGTCGTGAGGCAGGGCGGCGGGCAGGCAGCGGTCGGCCCGCTTTCGGCGATGGGCGGCGTGGCGTCAGACCCGCGCACCGACAGTCCTGCGGTCGCCCTCGGCGCCCTCGGGGCGCAGGTCGGACCAGCGCGGGTGACGTACCAGCAGGCCCAGCCCCTCTTTCCGGGCGCGCGCCCTGAGCGGACGGTCGGCGTGATGGCGCAGCCGTTCGACCCCGACGCCTACTTCGGGGTGACGGCGTCGCAGGGGCCCGCTGGCCGCACCTACGGCGTGAACGTCGGGCGCGGGGGTCTCGGGGCCTACGGCTCTTACAACCCCGAGCGCA